AACAATAGACATCTCTCATACTGGTCCAACAAACGAACTAATTCAAATTAAACTGCCAGACACCGGTATTCGTGTACAAGATGACTTTGTAATCTCAAGTGATTCTGATGACACAGCAAACATCGTGTTTAATGGTTCCACAATCGACATCAATGGTGTTGGTGACATTGAAGTAAACACTTTAACTGCTGGAACAGCAACAATCACAACTGGCACAATAACAACACTTGATGGTACAACTGCTACATACGACACAGGGAATATTACAAATGTTAATGCTACCGACATTACAACCACTACAGTGGATGCTACAACTGCTACAATCGCAACAGGAAACATTACAACAGTCAATGCTACTGATGTTAACACTACTACCCTAGACGCTACAGGAGACGCCACAGTCGCTGGTAATCTTGCTGTAACACTTGACACTACAATAGGTGGTGACACTGCGATTACTGGTAATGTTTCAGCACTTAACGCAACCATCACTAACAACATAACTGCTACTGACATTGACACAGACACTGGTACAATCGACACACTTAATGTTGTAACAGCCGAAGCATCCGATGAATTTATTGGTGACTTACGAGGTGCTATTAGATTTAGAGCAAAAGCAGATGTTCAACTATTCAAAGGTGATTGCGTTTATGTTTCTGGTATTTCTGGTAACACTCCTACAGTAGACAAAGCATTAGCAAGTGATGCGTCAAAGATGCCAGGCTTTGGTCTAGTATTTGCTGATGCCAATCAGAATGCTAATGTAGAAGTTATTACATTCGGTTCCTTAAAAGGATTAGACACAGCAACAGATTCATTAGAACTAGACAAACCTGTTTATGTCTCTGCAACAGTTCCTGGTAATGTTACAGCAATTAGACCAACTGACCCAACACATCTTGTTCAAAACATTGGACTTGTAGAACGTATTCATCAGAGTGCAGGTGCAATCAAAGTTGCTGGCAGTGGTAGAACAAACGATGTTCCAAACACTTTCTCTATTTTAGGTGACATTACAACAGCGGCAAATGTGTCTGCTAATAATGTTTCAATTACAAACGATTTAACTGCCGATGATGCTACAATCAATTCAGGCACAATCACAACACTGGCTGGTACAACTGCTACGATTACAACAGTAAATGCTACAGATGTTAACACAACAAACGTAGTCGCAAGTGGAGACATTGATGCCGCTACTGGCACGATTGACACACTAGATGGCACAACAGCAACATTTACAACAGTGAATGGAACAACTGTTAACGCTACAGATGTTAATACAACTGATGTAACAGCTACAACTGGTGACATAACAACAATCAACAGCACAACAGTAAATGCTACTGATGTGAATACACAAGATGCAACACTAACTGGTGACATTACCGCAAGAGATGGAACATTCTCACGTGACGTTGTTATTGGTGGTGATTTGACTGTAAATGGTACAACCACTACAATCAATACAGAGACGCTTGAGTTAGCAGACAACAATGTTGTTCTTAACTCTAACCACACTGGGGTTCCAACACAAGACGCTGGTATTACCGTAGAGAGAGGTGATTCTGATGACGCTGTGTTCCAGTGGAATGAAACTGATGACAAGTTCGAGGTTAAGGTAGGTGCTACTCTTGCCGAGTTCCGTGCTGATGATGTTGACACCACGACACTTACTGCTACTCAAGCGACACTAACAACTGCTGGTATTACTACTGGTAATATTACAACAGTCAATGCTACTGATGTAAACACTACTAATGTTGATGCTGATGCTGGTTCTATTGATGCATTTACATCAACTACCGTAGATGCTACAACTGGTAATATTACAACAGTAAATGCTACTGATGTAAACACAACTGATTTAAGTGCTACTGGCACCGCTACTATTGGAACCGCAGACGTAACACAACTTAATACAGATTCAATTGATGTTGCTGTAATTACAGGTCTTCAAGGTCTGTCCGCATCTGGTAATATTGTTGCACAAAGATTTAATGGTACTTGGGCTAACATCACTAACTTAGCAACTGTTGGATCATTAGATGTTGGTGTCGGTGACCTAACAGTAGATGTAGATGGTAATTTAGTTGGTGCTTCTGCTACTCTTAGCGGTGAAGTTTCAGGTGAGACAGTTAGAATGTCATACTTGAGAGAACAAGTTGCTGGCAGTGGTATTCTTGTTTATGATGATGTTGAGTTTAACGATGTTGTAACACTTAACAATACTACAAACAGTAATACGATTAGAGTTTCAGACAATCCAGATGACTTTAATAACAAAACAAAGTATGGTGCCTTTATTACTCCTGATGGCGTAACAGCACAGACTCTTTGGAGTGACAGAAGTGTTAATCTTGCTACAGAAGCAGGTGATGTCCGTATTGGTTCAAGAATCAACGACACATCTACTGGCAGTTTAGAGACTTTAGGTCAGAACAAAGCAAACTCTGCTAATCTTGTTATGTATGGTGATGGTAGTATTGTTTGGAATAATACTAGTATTAGTCCAGATCTTGATGTTTCACTGAGCATTCATCCTACAGGTCATCATCTTGTAATAGATTCAGCAGAAGGTGTTGAGATTGCCGCTCAAATTAGAGGCGACTTAATCCCTAGACAACACTTGACTTATGACTTGGGTTCACCAACTAAAGCATGGCACTCAGCGTATGTAGGTCCAGGATCTCTTTACATTGATGGTCAAAAAGTTCTAGGTTCAGATGCAACTGGTAATATTGACATCACAACAGATGCAGGTCAAAATCTAGTAATCTCAAGTGGTGCTGACATTCAATTTGCTACACAAGCAAATGCAAGTGCGCAAAACTTTACAGTCAACATTGAAGACATACAACTTGGTCCAGTTAACTCTACTGGCACAGTTAATATTCGTGGAACAGCAGAAATACCAGACTTGCATGTTGGTAGTCTAGAGATTGAACCTACACTAATCAATAACACTGGCACAGGCGCTAACTTAGAAATCAGAACAAACGGAACTGGTTACTTACATGCTAATGTAGCAGACTTGTATGTTGGTGCAGGTGATCCTGGCACAGATGAGTTCATAAAGATTGATGAAACAAGCATCTCAAAAATAGGCGGCGGAACACTAACAGTAACAGGTAATCTTACTGGTGATGTAACAGGCACAGTGAGTGACATCTCCAATCATACTACAACTGACTTGACTGAAGGTAGCAATCAATACTTTACAGATGCTAGAGCAATCTCAGCAGTAGAAGGTGAAGCAACACTAGACTTAACTGGTGATGTAACAATCGCACAAGACTTAGATGTTACAGGTCTTATTACAGTAGATGATGGTTACTCATTCGGCACATTTAATCCATATGTTGCATATGGTGGAACAGCAATGCCAACAACTGTTATGGGTATTGGTCAAGAGAGTGGTTGGGCAGGTCTAACACTTCGTAGTCGTGGCGAACACGATTGGGGACTAAGTGGTTATGGTATTCCAGCAAGTGCGCCAAGAACACTGTTAAGTCTAAGTGCAGGTAGATTAGATGGTTCAAACGATGATTACTTGAATAATGGCGACAAGTTTGGTTCAGTTCTTTTCACACCATACTCTGCTTACAGAACAGGAACAGAATGGCTTACACCAAGCGTAGAACTTGAAGTAGAAGCAACAGAAGATCACAGTGCAAGTGGTATGGGTGCTAAATTTATTATTCACACAACAGAGAATGGTAATAGTGGTGGTTCAACAGACACGACACACGCAAACAAACGCATTGAGTTCCAGGGCACAACAATCTCTACAGATGACACGCTAAAACTAGATGACGATGTAATCATTACTGGAACAACAGAGTTTCAGGGTAATCTAAGTTCTAATGGTTCACAACTTGTCGTAGATGATGCAGTTAAAATCAATGGTTCAGCATCAACTAAGAACACAATCATTGGTGACTCTACTATTGGTGCATACGACATTCATGGCTTCACAGTAAATGCAGGGGACACGGCGTGGGCAGGTATTTCACTTGTAGAAACAACTGGTGGTGCAAGTAAGCCAATCAATAACTTCTCAAACCCTGCATTCTCAACAACAATCTTCGGTGGCACAGAAGCCGCAAAGACTGGTGTAGAAAGTGGCAAGCGAATATTCTCTGCATTCGCTCTAGCATCACAAGATGGCACAACACCAGCAACAGCAAACTTCCGCTTCTTGTCAGAAACAACTGAGCAACAAAGTGCAACAGCACGTGGTGCAAACTTTAAACTAGAGACAACTGAAAATGGCTCAACTGGAACAACTGTTTCTCTAGTTGCACAAGGTAACACAATCACAATTAACGAGAGTGGTAATGGTGTTCTTAAAAGTGGCGGTGATTTAACATTAGATGATGCAGTAATTGTAGAAGAAACACTTAACGTCAAAGGTAACACTGACTTAGATGGAACACTGAATGTAGATGGTGCAGCAACATTTAATGGCAACGTTACACTTGGTGATGCAAACACTGACACGATTACAACAACAGGCAAGTTAAACACCACAAACGGCTTTGGCTTCACTGTTCTAAACACAGCAACAGCAAACTATTTGAGTGGTGTTCTTGGTATTGTAAACGCAGGAGATGCAGCATACATTTCAGATGGTGACAGTGGTAACCCTTGTTTGGGTGTTTACAATGGTTCATCATGGAAGCGTATTGCACTAGGATCGGACATTAGTTCAACATAATAGGAGACAGAAATGCAACAAAGCAAAAAGAAGGTAGTAAACATGAGAGCAGATGAAGTTACCCAAAATAAAATAGACATAGAAGTTATTAAGCATGATGTTGCAAGTCTCAAAGAGAGTACACGTGAACACAACGCAAAGACTGAAAAAGACTTTGAGTTAATACATAAGAAGATTGACAAGATTGATTCGAGACTATGGTGGATCGCAGGAATAATCATAGTCGCAACACTAGGTCCGTTAATAGGATCGTTATTTACCTAACCAAGGGAAAATGGGAGAACACAATGAGTGGTATTGAAGAAGAACAAGGACCAGGTCGTCCTAAATTAGAGTTAGACGAAGAACAGATTGGTAGATTAGCATCTATTCATTGTTCAGTAGATGAGATTGCTCTTATTATGGGATGTGGTCGTGACACGATTTACAGAAACTACATGGATGTAGTAGAACAAGGTCGTGCAAGAGGTAGAATGGGTCTAAGACGTAGACAGTGGGAAGTTGCTAATGAAGGCAACCCAACACTACTAATCTGGCTTGGCAAACAATGGTTAGACCAAAGTGATGTTAAACAGACAGACGATGAAGACAACAAACCACTACCTTGGGACGATGATGTGATCTAATGCCACTTAATAAAGCACAAACAGCAGTTGCTGGATCTAACGCACGATTTAGAGTATTCGTAGCAGGTAGACGAACAGGCAAAACATTTCTAAGTGTTAGGGAGTTAGCAAAGTTTGCTAGACATCCTAATAAGAAAGTGCTTTACGTGTGTCCTACTTATGGTATGGCAAGAGACATTATTTGGGAAGACTTAAAACGTAAATTAACAAGTTTGCGTTGGATTGCCAAAACAAACGAAAGTAGATTGGAACTTAAATTAGTGAATGGTTCAACAATAACATTACGAAGTGGTGACAACCCAGACTCGTTGCGTGGCGGCGGGTATGACTTTGTGGTATTTGATGAATGTGCTGATTTGAAACCAGAACTATGGACAGAAGTAATTAGACCTGCTCTTTCTGCTCAAAACCCACCAGGCTCTGCTCTTTTTTGTGGAACGCCTAAAGGGCATAACTGGTTCAAGGGTCTTTATGATCAGGGACGAAATAAAGATGGCGAGTTTGAGTCATGGCAATTTTGTACATTGGATGGCGGAAATGTGCCAGAAGCAGAAATAGAAGCAGCCAAACGTGACTTGTCAGAAAAGGTATTCAGTCAAGAATACATGGCTACATTTGAATCATATTCTGGAATTATTGCTTACAACTTTAAGGATGAAAATATTCTAAAGTATGAGGAACCAGAAAAGCCAATCAGAGAACTTATTGTTGGGCTTGATTTTAACGTAGATCCAATGTGTGCAGTAATTTACACAAGGACACACAATGGTTTACATGCAATAGATGAACTTGTTATTGGTGGGTCTAATACAGATGAAATGTGTGAAGAAATAAAGAACCGTTACCCAACACAAAGAATTACTGTCTTTCCAGATCCTAGTGGCGTTCAGCGCAGAACGTCTGCGGGCGGAAGAACAGACATTAGCATCCTTCAAAATGCTGGTTTTCAAGTTGTTTACAAGCCACGTCATCCTGCTGTGAAAGACCGCATAAATGCTACAAATAGTCTGCTACTAAATACTAATAAAGAAAGACGATTGTTTGTTGACCCAAAGTGTAGAAATCTAATTAAATCATTTAGAGAATACACATACAAAGAGTCGACCCAGATTCCAAATAAAGACACGGGAGTAGATCACATTTTTGATGCCGCTACATATGTAATTGACTATTTGTTCCCAATAACAAGAGAAGTAACACGCAAAAACCCAAAGAGTTTTGGAGTATTTTAATGGAGTTAAATATGAGTCCAAGTTTTACGGTGAACAATCTTGAAAACAGCATTAGCACCGAGCCCAAAATCTTTTCTGATTTGCGCTTGGGATGTTCCATTGTCATAAAGTCGTCTTATTTCTTTTACTGTCTCCTCGTCAGTGGATGCAGAATGACACTTGCTACCTCTAATAGAATTCTGGCGATTTCTTTTTTTCATGTCATCCATGTTTTCTTGGTGGGTACCTACACGAAGATGAGCAGGATTACAACAAACTTTGTTGTCACACGAATGAAGGACCATCTTGTCGGTTACATCAACTCCCTCAAGAATAAGAGCAAGTCTGTGAGTTTTGGTGAGTTTTTTGTTAATGAGAGTAAAACCATAACCATTAGACATTCTTCCCATAGTCCACTCAAGGCAATCCCCATTGGGTTCAAGCAAGTCGTAGAAATCTTGTTTCGTAAAATCTTTTTTCATACAAACATAATAGCACATTCCAGCGTGAATGTCAAGTTAGGAGAAACTAAATGGCAATTTTAACAGCCGAACAACTACAGGATGTTCATCCAGCATACGCTGAGAACCTACCACGCTGGCGTTACTTAATAGCGAGTTACAATGGGGGTTTTGATTACAGACGTGAAGGTCTACAGATGCTACGAAAGTACATGAATGAAGATCAAACACCTGGTGCTCAGTATGCTAATCGTCTTAACCATACAGCACTTGAAAATGCGTCCAAGTTGGTCGTAGACACATACAAATCATTCTTGTTCAGAACTACACCAGTTCGTGCATTCTCAAATCTACAAGGTAATACTCTTGTAGACTCATTTGTAGAAGATGCAGACTTAGATGGAACATCACTTAATGCTTTCATTCAACAGTGTAATACTTACGCAATGGTTTATGGTTCAGTCTGGGTAGGAATGGACAAACCAGCAAATCAAAATGTAACAACACTTGCACAAGAACTTGAAGGTGGTATTCGTCCATACACAACAATGATTACACCAGAAAATGTAACACGTTGGAAGTATGAGCGTCAAGAGACTGGTCGTTATGAACTAACACAGTTACAAGTAAAAGAAGCAGACACCGATGATCTTACAATTTTCAGAGTTTGGACAAAAGAAACAATCCAACGCTACTCATTCGACAAACAATCCACAAGTGTTACGCTTCTTGATGAAGTCGCTAACCCAATTGGCTCGATTCCGTTCGTTCAATTAAAAGCAAATCAAAGTGCTACACGTGGTATTGGTCAGAGTGACATTGCTGATGTTGCTAAAGTTCAACAAGCAATCTTCTCATTGTTAAGTGAAGCAGAACAAAACATTCGTATTTCATCACACCCATCATTAGTTGTTACTCCAGAAGTAGATGTGTCGGCAGGTGCGGGTGCAGTTATTACTGTAGAAAGTACAACTGCTCCAGAACTAAAACCATACTTGCTAACTCCATCAGGCGCTTCAATTGAATCAATCATTAAGATGATTACCAAACATCAAGAAATGATTATGAAGATGACACACTTAGAAGCAGTTAGTGCAACTAAGACTGTTGCTAAGAGTGGTGTTGCTCTACAAGTTGAATTCAATATGCTAAACAATCGTTTGGGTGAGAAAGCAACACAACTAGAAGCATTTGAAAAGAAACTATGGGATCTATTCCAAATATGGACTGGTGTTAGTTTTGATGATGGCTTCTATGTAGAATACAAAAAGAAGTTTGACTTGCGTGATGACAATGCTGACTTACTTAACTACAAAACAGTTCTTGAAATGGGTCTTCCATCACAAACACTTAATCGTGAACTTTACAAGCAAATCGCAAGTATTGTAATCAAAGATGGTGATTCAATGGATGAAATCATTGCTGAGATTGATGGTAAGCAAGTGAGTGGTGATAAAATGACACCAACTACACCAGCAAATCGTGAAACACACATCCAAGAAATGATTATGAATGGTCTAACTGATGCGTCAATCTTAGAACAACACCCAGAGATTTCACAGAGTGACATCGATTCAGCAAAGGCGGCTTTGTTGGAGAGTGACAATGGCTAAGATGAAGTTTCGTGGTAGTACTTGTTCAGTAGATTGTGGTGGTCATCGTGCTGGGTTCAGTTATGGACGCAGTGGAAAGCGAAAGCCATCACCATCTTCCAAATCATTCAATAAAGGAATGAAGATGGGACAGACTCAGAAGAAGAAAGACACGAAGCGCAAGAGGAAGAAGTAATGAAATATTCAAGCAAAGCAAAAATAAAGAAAATTGCTAAAAAGAAAAAGAATAAAAACAAAAAGACTAAATACAAGTAGGGACAATTAAAGTTTTACTCCCAATCATTATGGAGGATTAGGTAACCATGACCGAGACAATGGGCAACGGCGAGCAAAATGTAGAGACTGAAACTACAGCCGAAACACAAACTCAGGATTTGAGAACATTTTCACAAGACGAAGTTGATGCAATCGTAAAAGCAAGACTTGCAAAACAGTCAAAGAAATACGATGAAGTTGACATGAGTGAATACCGTTCTCTGAAAAAAGCACAAGAAGAAAAAGAACTTGAAGACCGCAAAGCACGTGGTGAATTTGAAAAGATCCTACAAGATCAAAAGCGAAATCACGATGCGCAACTTGAGGCACTCAAGAACCAACTACACAAAGAGAAAGTAGATGGATCGTTATTGAAAATCGCTGGTAGCAGAAATGCTGTAAATCCAGAACAAGTAGCATCACTGCTACGAAACAATGTTAAGTTGAGCGATGACGGTGAAGTTTATGTTCTAAACGAAAATGGCGAAATCGCATACGACACAGATTCCGCTACTCCACTAGGTGTAGACAAATTGGTTAATAGTTTTCTTGATGCAAACCCACATTTCTTACGAGCAGGTCCGAGTGGTTCGGGTAGTGAGACATCAGTGGGAGAACAGTCAAGTGGTGATTTAGACATCGCCAATCTAGACATGAAGAACCCTGCTCATAGACAAAAATATGCCGAGTTGAAAAAACAACAACGCGGCTTCTAATTAAGGAAACAGAAAAATGGCTACTAACCCAAACGTAACTAATGCTGCCACACTTTCTGGCTTGCTCGTAAATGCTCGTCAGGACGCAATCTTCGCAGGTTATGAAAATTCACTTTACCTACCAGGTTCACTAATCTCAATGTACGATGTACCAGGTGGTTCAGTAACAGCACAAATCCCAAAGTTCTCAGCAATTGACGCAGATGACGTTTCAGTTGAAAGTAAGTCTGGCACAATCTCAGAACTAGACATCACTAATGTTGCTAACACAGGTATCACAGTAGATGCAAAAACATATGCAGTTCGCACACTAATCAAAGACTTGGGCGGTCTTGACGCAACAGCGGCAGGTACAGTTCTTGGTCGTGCAGTAGCAGAAAAGTTCGACTCAGACGTAACTGCTCTATTCTCAGACGCATCAATCGGCAACGTTGGTTTAGGTGGTGAAGCTGAACAAAGTGATGACATGACAACTGACCTATTCGCAGAAGCGATGGCAACAATCCGTGAAGCAAAGTTCTCAGGTCAATTGAACTGTGTTCTACACCCACGTCAAGTTCGTCACCTACTTTCAGACATCACAACAGCAGACTTTGCTGGTTCTGACATCCAAAACCAAGCACTACGCTCAGGTTTTGTAGGTTCACTATTTGGTGTGAACATCTTCTCATCAGCATACTTGCCACGTACAACTACACAGTTCGGTAATACAACTGGCATCATGTTCGCAGAAGACGCATTCGGCATCGCAATGTTCCGTGGCATCGAAATCGAAACTGCACGTAACGCTTCTGGCTTGGGCACAGATTTGGTCGCATCACTACACGCGGCACCAGTACTTGTTGACGCAACACGTGCTGTTAAAATCGTGTCACAAACAGTAGACGCATAAGGTTTAATTAAAACTTAGAGAGAGCATCATTGCTCTCTCGCTTTAGTAGGAGAAAGAAATGGCAAACCACGCAAATAACACAGATGTTGCTGATTATGTCCCAGATGTCTTTGATTATGAAGTTGTAGATTTTACAAGTGAATTAACAAGAGCAACAGACATGGTCAACAAACGATTGAAAGGTGAATGGTACAGAGGTAGTCCAAACGATTACAATACTGCTTTACTTAATTCAGCACAATGGAAAGAGACAACTGTTTATGCCGCACTTGCTTATTTCATTCTTCCCAAACTAAGCAGTTTTAGACCGGACGACACCTTTTTAGAAATGTCTGCGTTTTACAGAGACAGATTTGAAGACACTTACAAGCGTGAAGTAGCATCAGGCGTTGACTATGATGACAACGAAGATGGTTCTTATGATGACGCTGAACGTGTTTACACTAGATTGAATAGGCTTATTAGATGAGTAAAAGAGAAGCAATAGTCAACGACATCGTAGAAAAGATTAAGGCGATCCGAACTGTAAAGTTAGGTCGTGTTGCTCGTGAACCGATGTTCAGAGACCAAACTGAATTTTACAATCTAGCAAGAACAGCGTTCCCTCATATTGTTGTGACATCGGGTAATGAAAGTCGTGATGACATCACGATGGGTTATTCTCGCACTCAATCCAAACGTGAAGGAAATCTGAATATTGAAATCAATGT